ACTGCCTTCGTCAATCCATTCTTCATGAACTTGTATACGATTTTGCGTATGACATCTGCCGTGAACACAACATACCATTCCTGATCATCCCATCTTCTGTAAATTGGAAGCGATGCAATCATGAACGGACCGGTTATGATACGCTTTTCTTCGTCCTTCACTCTGAACTTGTAAGGTTCCTTTACCTTAGAAAAGGCCATGAAATCACGTTCAATGGCAGGTTGATCAACCAATGACACCATGTCCACTCCGCTTTCATCATCATCATCTATGGTCAAATAGACCAAAGGAATTTTTTTGTCTTTTTCCATTGTTATCCAGTTAAGCCAAATGTGGCTTGGTTTTGTATTTGTTGAATGTTTTCCTGTGATCCTGAAAGTTGCGATTCCACAACGAACGCTTGGACAGGTGCCAACTGTGCTGCTTCTGCATTAGTGATTTCAGTTGTGCTTGTCGTAACAGGTGCAATTGATGGTGCTGATGGTGCGCTAACAGTTGATGCGCCACCGCCACCTGGCCCAGGAACGCTGTTCAGAATTTGAATGCCTTGTGTAATTGTTGCCGCCACGCCACCAATGATGGTTGCCAATGTTGCTGCAAACGTGAATGGTGCCGCCACACCTGTGTCTTTTGCTGCTGATGTAGCTGCGGCCACGGCATTTCCAATTGAAACAGCTTGGTTAATTAACATTTCGCTGAATGCTATGGCCTTTTGAAATCCTATATTCTCAACACCCATTGCTGTCAGCATTGCGCTGATATTGCTCAACGCTTGGAATGTGTTATTTTGAAGATCAAGTTTTGCCTTTGCCAACTTCTCTTCAGCAGTCAATTCGCCCTTCCTTCTGTCTTCATTCTGCTTGGCAATCTTGTCATTGATTTCCTTGTTCAGAGCAGCCTGTTCTTCTCCATACTTGGCGCGGATTTCATTTTCAATCCGCATCTGCTCGTCCAATCTTGCCGATTCCAGACCATCAATTTCTTCTGCAAGCATTCCCATCTGTTGAGCAGCAGCAACTGCTGCTTGGAATTTTGCTTCTTCTGCAGCCAAGGCATCGTCAATTTCCTTCTGCATCATTTCTTCTCTGGACATTGGCTGTCTTTCTGCCAGATAAGCTTCCAACAGTTGGTCAGCAGCAATCTTGGCTTCTGCAATCTTGAATGCTGCATCTGCTTCAGCCTGTGCTTCTTCTTGAAGTTGCTTGATTCTGTCCTTGGAAATTTGGATGCCTTCCAACTTCAAGGAATTTTCATTGGCCAATTGCTCTGACCTTTGGCCTGTGATTCTTTCATTGATGTCAGCTATTTCCTTGCGAGCATTGATCACTTCAACTTCTGCGTCAATGGAATCCTTGTTGATTGACTGTTCCAACAATGCCAATTCCAAACGCTTGTTAGACAACTTCAATTCTTCTGCTGCCTGTTCATCTAAGATTCCACCAAGTCTGACATTGGCTGCTTGCCTTTCTTCAATGGTCTTGCTGACATCGTCACGGATCTGCCTTTGGATTTCCGCTTCTCGTTGATATTGTAGCATCAACAATTGTTGCTGTGCTTCCGCTAACTTCACTTCATTCCGTAATTCAACCAACTTGTTGGCCGTGTCCAATGCTCCATCACCTGCTGATGATACTGCATTTCCAAAGTTTGTGAATGCTGTAAAGACATCTTTCAATGAAAAAGATGACAGATTTCGAAGTTCACCAATCAATGTACTGACTGCATTGAACACATTATTGAAGACAATTTCAACTGTTGTGAACACCTTGCTCAAGGTGTCGGCCACCTTCTGGTTACCCATCAAAAGTTCACGCAAAAGTTGGAATGCTTCAGTCAACAGAAACACAATTCCCGTTGCCGATGCTAATGTTTTGAATCTTGTTCCAAGTCCTTTGATTCCTTTGGATGCACCTTCTGCTCCTTTTTCAGCGGATTTGAATCCGCCTTCCATCTTCTTCTGAAGATCACCTGTAGTTTTCTTCAGATCTTCCATTTGCTGCTTCAGATCTTCAATTTCAGAAGCAGCGTCTCTGGTTTTTACATCAACTTCAACAGCAATTCTTGTGGCCATTACGCAGGTATTAATCTATAGTGAACGTAAATGGTAATGTCGGAATCACCCGCAGTTGGATTGCCTGTTCCAACTTGGACCAATAGGTCAGCATTGGCAAGTATCTGTGTAGATGTCGCAAGTGCCGGTGTTGATTTGTCCATACACAGAGTGTTGCTAACGGATGAATTGATTCTGGCCTGTGCTTGCACAGATGTTGCTCCCGAAGTAATCAATTGCAAATCTGTGTTGGTCGCATACGCTGTTGTGTTGAAATCCAATTTTCTGCTTGCAGATACAACTTCAATGGCATATCCGGACACAGCAGACACAATGGTCAATGGTGTGCTGTTCAATGTCAGCACATCTGCTGATGCAATCGTCAATTCAGCACTTCCACCGATGCAGAAGACACCATCATCGCCACGTGACCAGATGACGTTGTCAGCTTGGTTGATGAACAATTCACCTTTGTAGATGTCAGTCGCTATCCATGCAGGTGATGGTTGTGTGTGATCATCCGATGGTGCCACAGTTGGAACAGTTCCAGATATGGTTGACCTTTTAATCTTAATTCTTGAATCTTGTGTTGCCATTGATTAGTTTATGTTTTGGCCCCCATCTATTGTATAAATAGATGAATCGCCATATTGTATCTGAACTTCATCTTCAATTCCATCGACAACGTAGATGGTGCCACCTGCATCTGTTGCCCGAACTTCATCTTCTCCACCTTCGATGATGTAGCCATTCATCTGCTCTTCACCATTGATGATTGTCACGTTTGACCTGCTGACCTTGGCACCATCTGTGGCAATGATTCGCACATTGTGTAATCCTGCACCAACTTCATTCCTGTCACCAATGATGGTGATGTTGCTGCCACCTTCACCAACCTTGTTGTCATTACCTTGCACCATGAATGTTGTAGTGCTGTCACCAACACGGTTGCGCTGACCAGACACCTTGCCGCCATTGAACTGCGGATAAAGGTTGCCACTTCTCTGCACCTTCTTCACAACAGGTGCATTGATCTTCGCCAATCCATCTGCCACCTTCTTTGGCTGACCAACTTGGAATGTGTCAACTTCCAATGGTTCTTTCACAATGACCTTGAACAGCTCCACTTTGGTCAACTGTTCCTTGAATGGATTGTAGTCCTTGATTTCGTTTATTCTCCAATAGCTGTTGTCAATCTGAATCTGGTCTCTGAAATCCAAGTTCATAATATCCAAAGGTTCCAGATAGAACATTGCTGTCATCAGCTTACTGTCCTTGTTCGTGATTTCAATGACGTGATTCCTATGGAAGACATTGAACAAGTTGGCATTGGTATACAGTAGGTTGCCTGTGTATGCATTGCCCGAATAGAAAAGTTGCCTGGGGATGCCAAAGTTGATGTCTTGCTGCGGAATGATGCCACCCGTTCCAGGATGTGTCAGATGACCTGCATACGGATAAGATGACTGTGGCACATTGATGGTCAAATAGCCATTCTGTGTTGCTTGTCGATATCTGAACACCCAATCTGGATTGCTTGGAATTAATCCGCCAAAGTAGAGCAGTCTGATGTTGTGTTCAGTTTCGGCCACACCATCTTCAAGGTCTTCGTTGTAAATTTTGCCAATGATGCGATTGCTTGGATTATCATTGACCATTGGTGTTGCGCTGAACAGAACTTCCATTTCATTCGTGCCAAGTTGGAAGTCATTGTCAACTTCTGCCTTTGCTCTACCATAAACATGGCCGTATGAATCCTTGTACTTCTTGTTATACAAATCTTCATCTTCCGCATACGTGTAGACAAATTCATTGCCTGTCAGAAGACCTAATGGCTGCAATGTCACATCCTTGTCACGTGCCATCTTATGCGTCCAATCTTTCACCTTGCCAGATGCATAGAACGTGTCACGTGTTTCAATCAGAAGATTGCGTTCATCATTAGGATCAATGGTGACGTACAAATTGAACATCTGAATGACCGACAGCAGCAGGTCCTTCATTTCAACTTCTGGCACCAAGGTGTTCATTGGAATTGTCTGACCTTCAACAATTGCAAGGTCACCGGATGTCACTTCAATGGTTGATGCTGTGTTCACATCACATTGGTAATTGGCGAAAAACACCAATGCCGCATTGGTAGTGATGAATACTTGCACAAATATCCTGTCACCTGCTTCCAGAAATACATTCTCCACACTTGCAGACAGCAATGTTGTGCCTGACAGCTGTAGGTCACCAACAGAACTGCCAACCTGTGTAATTGTTCCACTTGTGTTCTGTGTGTAGAATTTGAATTGAATAGGCTGCACACCTGGAAATGCTGTTCCTGTCAATGCCACATTGAATGACATGGTCACTAATGCGTTGTACAAACCATCAACAGATGCTTCGTAATAGTCACCTGAATCATTCCAAAGGTTATTTGGATCAATCGAACTGTTAAAGTCCAAACGAACTTCCTGCAGCAATGGACCTATAGGAAAGTTGTTTGAAAAAAAGGCTTCATTCAAATCCTGTCCAGGTGATGCTGCCTGTGCCGTTCGCGCTTCAACTTCCGATTCGTTCAGTTGGAATCCTTCATTGGTCCATGGAACAATTAACCTTCTGAAGAATGCAGATGAAAGGAATGTGGATGTGTAGCTGAAATCAGCGAAGTTGAAGATTCGGTCAATGATGTCATGCAGGAACACAGCCGGTCTGAAATCACTAACCTTGTATATTCGTTCAGATGTCTGCTGATACAATGGTTCATTCACACCATAATCAAGCATTGGATACACATATCCATCTGTATTGGACCAACTGCTGACTATTCTGCCATAATTGTATTCGTGATCAAGGTCTGAAAAGTCAATCAATGGCTGACCATTGTCATCCAGACCATTCAATTCAGAATCACCCAATTCGTTGAAGATGTTGGCCATCTTGCCTATGAAGATGATCTCATAGATCAATTGGTCCTTCTTGGCAGTTATCTGTCGCAACTGCAATGTGCCATCCATTACTTCAATGCCATCCGTTATGATTCGCGCATTCGCTCTTTTATTCGGATTGAAATTTGCCGCAATATTAGCAGCAGAAGCATTGTAAGCATTGCTGATGTTTACGTCATAGATTTGTCCAAAGATGGCATCGTTCCGTTGTGTTCCTGGACATTGGATTGTCTTGGAATACTCTGTCTTCCTTTCATCCGGATGCCTAATGTCGGCAATCGCATAGTTGAACGAAAAGTCAAATTGAAAAATGTCAATTGGCCTACCTTCGACCAACACCTGCACATCAGCCACGTTGCCTTCTGTTAGTTAGTGAATACTGCAATTCGAATGTATACTGCATCAACTTGTCATTCAATGATGTCTTCTTCTGAATGCTGTTTCCGGTGATGTTCATGGCAATCAATTCATTGTTCACTTCTCGGTAAACAACAGGTGATGTGAACAGGTCATTCATCCATGTGCTTTCATCTTCGGTCAGGTAGTCTGTGTTGACTGTCAACTTCTCGGTCATCTGCACATCGTAGTCAGTCTGGCCACGTGATGCCTTCGTGTAATCGTAAACGAATCCTGTAAATGTGTGATGCTGCTGATGATACGATTCACGTTTGACATCAGTCTTGTTCATGGATTTCAGATTGAAGTTGAATGAGTCCATGCCACCAAGTCTGTTCAGCCAATGGAGAAGAACAGGTTCATACTTCGAACATTGTTGGTCCAGGTTGAATGTCACAGCTTCTGATTCCTGAACATTGGTGTTGCTCAACAGCATGATGTTGTAAGATGCGGCACCATTCAGCACAGTTGTTGGTGTGCTGCCTGTCATCAATGATGCATCTATATTTTCAATGTCATGTGGACCAATCGCAATTCGCCAATATTGGGAATCGTAATTGTTGGCAATTAGATATGGTGATGTAACTAATCCAGAAGATAGCAATGTTCCCGTGCCATCTATTCCATCATAGGTGTTAATCAGATATTTGTTCGCGCTTGTTTTTTTGTTGGCGATGTAATACAACCAAGCAGATTGGTCGCTGTTGATGTTGCGGATGCTTGGCGCATCTGTCAGGAATCTCTTGGTTGTTGATGGTCCATCTATGATGAAATCGTTGTAGTCAAAGTCAATCCAATCAACCAGATTCCGCACACCATTCCATACAGATTTCTGCTTGAAAATAGTGCTGCCTACAGGTACATACCTGTCAATTGTCGCATCAATGTCTTCTTCGACAATGGTCATGAAGTATTCAAAATGGCTGTTGCCATTCTGGAAGAATGCTTGGTGATTCGCAGCAGGAATGGAAACGTCATGCGTCAACTGTGACTGTGTTATTCTGGACACATCGAACCATGCGTGATTCTCGAATGGCGAACCTTGATAAATTCCAACAGATGGATAGACAACCAATGTTGCAATTGGCTGATCACCCGTGACGTATGGATATTTCAGAATGCTGATTCTGAATCTCAATGTCGGTGTGTACTGCGTGCTACTGATGACATACCTGTTGTCATTGTAGGCCAATGCGTATTCAGTTGGTTCCTGGCTCTCGCCATTTGCGTAAACAATTAGTGTTGCCATTATCCTTGTGATTCGATAAATTGTTTCAGTTGCTCCATCGTCAATGCCACATCATCGGCAATTGCTTCTTCAATTTCAGATGGTACTGCTCTGTTGATTGGCTCAATGTATGGACCAATCCAATTCCTTGGTCTCATTCCGTAGTTTGCAAGATTCCTTGAAATCACAAACGCCAATCCACGATGTTTGGATTCAGACCATTGTGCCGTGTCTGAATCACCTTTGAATCCGCCTATCTTGTCACGGATGGTTGGAATCTTCAGCCATTCATAGATGTCCTTGTAATTGTCAGCGAATGTGAAGTTGTTTGGTCGCTTGCCTTGCGGCCTTGTTCCTTCATCAAGGTCAAGACCATAGTCTTCCATTGTGATGGCCATGTTGTAGATGTTACCAAACACTTTGACCTTTGGCTGCTTTGGAAGACTGACAGATGTGTTCAATCTACCTGTGGCAACAAGATTGTTGTCCTTTATAGATTTTCCCAAGGCATTGGTGTATGCCTTACGGAATCCATTCAATGTGTCTATCAACTTATCGAATGCCATTCTTCAGTCTTGATTGCTGTTGTAAACTTTGTTGCCTATCGTGCGCCTGTTTTTCGCGATAGAAAGTAATGACGTTAAATAGTTCCCTGACCCTAAGATCGAAGAAATGGTTCCATTTGCTCTGGTCATTGTTTGCGAGATTGTTGATAAGGTCGATCCATCCAAATCTACTTTCATACGTTTCAACTTCTTTTCGGCTTCCTTCAGATTCGTCTTGGCCATCATTGCCAAATAAACCTGCATACTGCGAGCGTAGTTCTTGTAACTTTCGAAAAAAAAAGCAGTCAACGGATAGACAACATCCATCTTTGCCTTCTTCATGTCAGCAGCCACGGCATTGTGTTGCTCTGAATTATAGGTGCCATCCTTCCATCCGAACCATGTCTTTTTGCAAGGGATGCAAAACAAGGCCAGAATGTCGGCCATGTTGTCCATCACCTTGTCCTGCTCCTTCATCAGATGCATCAATGTAATGTATTGTCCACCGGTCAGCTTCTCCACATCTGATTCGATTCTGTATTTCTTGCCATTGACCATCATGTACTTCTGCAGCTTTCCTTCAACTGCTGATGACAGGAATGCCAATGATTTCATCACGTTGGTGTAGGATTTCAATGACAGCTTCTTCACGTCTAATTCTGACCATCCGGACATGATGCTGATGATGGCCACGTTCTTTTCATACTCGTGCAAATCATCGTGCTTCATCACATTCTGCAATGCAGCAAACTGCTCCACATTCACTTCTGACCAACTGCTTGGTAGTTCAATTTCGTTCATCTGTTTATAAATAGCATTTCATTCATTCTGTATCTGGCTGAAAAGGTCGCGTTTGTTTATTCGTTCTTCAGCTATCTTAAAATAATTCGAGTCTCGTTCTATTCCAATAAACGAACGGTTTAGATTCTTTGCGGCCACTCCGGTTGATCCGCTTCCCATAGTCAAATCGACTACTAAATCATTTTCATTACTGAAAGTCTTTATCAAATCTTCAAGCAGTAAAATAGGTTTTTGTGTTGGATGGTATCCGTCATAGTCCTTTTTATATTTTAAAATGTTGCTTTTGTACTTCTTGCCTTCCCATAGGTTAAAGGTTGCGTTAAAAGTTGCGTTAAAAGTTGCGTTAATTTCGCTTAGTTCGTCAAACTTTTTAAAGCCCTCCATACTATCAATGCAATAGAAGTAAATTAACGCCTCGTAAGTTTCTTTTGTGCATAAATCAAACTGTGAGCTTTTAAACCTAAAAACGTGGTCTGCTCGCTGTCCTACCTGTTGCATTATAGTTTTCTTGGTATGCCCTATGTAATCAAATACAGTTTTAAAATATTCTCTAAGTGGGTGCAGTAGTTCAAATTCGTGAATCTTGCTAAAAACAATAATATCCTCAAAATAACTTACAGGTGCTTTTTTTGCAATTAGCGCATTTGCAAAGTGGTCTTTCTTCCATACCATTCTGTAATTCAACGGTATATTCGCAATTGCTTCAGTTATCATCCTGCTTGTATATGGTTCTTGGCTAAACAAAACCATTTTACCGTTTTTCCTAAGTATTCTATTTGCTATATCATAAACCTTTTTTGGCTCAATAGCAAAGTCCCAACCAGTTTTGTTGTTTTCCCATCCGTCAAGCTGTGCGCCATTCATATTACCATAAGGTAAATCGGTCAATATCAAATCAACACTACCGCTTTCTATTTTATCACTTTCAATAAGGCAATCGCCTTGAATTAGTTGTATCATCTTTGTGTTCATACTGCAAATCTAAGCAACATCAGCCTGTCATAGTATGGCATGAACAACTTGTTGCCTGGATTGCCACGAAGAGTCTTGATGTGACTGTCAATCATCTTTGGCACATTGGTCACAACTTCACACTTGCTGATTCTGACCTGCTCTGGAAAGGTCATGGCCTTCAGTTCTCTTTCAAGTCTATCCAATGGAATCATCTTCTTTCTTTTTCATGCACACTTGGCATACCTTTCCACTATTGATGTAGTCATTGCGCCACACATGGTTCTTGCAACTCCTTTGCTGAATTGGTATGTGCGCAATATTCGCTGTCATTGGTATTGAAATTATTACCTTATAGCAGACCATGCCTTCTTCTTCTTCTTTCGTCAGTTTATTCATTGACAATTTGGTCAGTTTCGTCATCTTATCACCTGACTGCATAGGTACCGGTTGACATTGATTTGGACATAATGGAATACCTTGCTGCATCAATCGCATGATTTGAATGGTCAACGGGAATGTTCAATGATGCACCTGTCTTGTCTGTCTGCCAAACATAGCCACGCAGTTCCTTGATCAGATTAATTGAAGATGATGTCACCATCAATGGCACCTGTTGCATTTGGTTGATGCCGTACATGATGCTGTCCTTTCCTTTTACTGCTCCACGAATCCTGTGGCCATACCTTCGCAGTTCGTCAATGCTTTTTGGTTCTGATGAATCGGCAATGATTTCAATGCCTTTGAATCCATCCAGGACATTGCTGATGTCCTTGTTGCTCATTCCTGTTGCATAGTGGATTTCGTGCATCCACAGCTTGCCATCTGCTTGCCGAACTTCCACAATGGCTGTTGCATCATTCGTGTATCCCCAATCCAATCCAATGCATCGCCATCTGTAGTTGTCTGGCAATTGGTCACATTGGTTCCAATTATCGAACACTACACCTTGCAATGCTCCGATTCTTCCGAGACCATAGACATTCCACCAATTTTGCCAATAGGCTGAATGCTTTGCTTTTTCTTCTGCCT